CGCAATTGCCTTTTGTCCAGAGGTTGCCTAATGGTAAATATGAAATCATCTCTGGTAATCATAGGGTTAAGGCTTCTATTGAGGCTGGTTTGAAGAAGGTTATGTGTATTGTTTGTGAGGTTACTTTGCCAGAGGACGAGAAATTGCGTATTCAGATTTCGCATAATTCTATAAGGGGACAGCAAAACGGCTTAGTGTTGAGAGAGTTACTTTCAGAGATTGTGGATATAGACGCATTGAGATTATCAGGTGCAGACTTTGAAACTTCCACTATTGATTTGAAGCAGGTGGATTTTAAGAGCATAGATGCTAGTGCTTTGGATATAAGGACTGTGGTATTATATTTTACAAATCCTGATATCAGGGAGATGGACAGATTGCTTTCGGAAATTGATGACCACTTAAATGGTAGTAGTAGGGTATATCTTGCAAGATACAAGGCGTTTAAGGCGTTTATAGACGAGATAACAAAGGTAAAAAGGGAGGCTAATATAATTAACTCTGCTACTGCATTATCGTTGATTATAGAGTATGCTAGAGAGCATATAGACGACATTTTAGATTACTATAAAGAGAAATATGGAAAAGAAGAGGGAAAAGAAGAAGGCAAATAATAGCGTTAGGTATAAGAAGTATAAGAGGGTTCCAGAGGGGGTGGACATTGCAGAGGCTAAGCCAGAAGTTGTCGGTGTTTTGATTGACGCTCTTAATATTGGTATGACCGTAACGGAGGCTTGTCATCAAGCAGGGATTAGCCGTGATACATTTTACACTTGGAAGAAAAAAGACCCTGTGTTAGCTTACAGATTGGAAAAGGCAGAAACTTCAACTTCAAGACTTGCTAAGGCAACCTTGAGAATGAAATTACAAAATGAAAATGAGCAGTTAAAGACTAATCCTGATTTAGACATTCCTACTACTAGGTGGTGGCTTGAGAGGAAAAACAGAGATGAGTTTAGCACCAAGAGTGAAACGGAAAATAGAAACTTTAACGTTGACATAGGGAGTATTAGAGAACTTTTTGGTGATGACCCTGAAGATACTGGTGAAGAATATGAACCTATTAAATGAGTTTTACATAAAAGACAAGAGGGGGAACAGAGTAAAGTTTAAGCCTAACAGGGTGCAGATTGACTATATGAAAAAGAGGACTGGTAGAGATTTTGTCCTTAAGGCTAGGCAAATGGGGTTTACTACTTTTGAGCAACTTAGGAAGTTAAAGAAAATATTGCTTAATGAGAATATAACTGTTGCGACTATTTCGTATGACAGGGACAAGTTGGACGATATATTTAGAATAGCGAAGTTTGCGTGGGAAAATCTTCCAGAGGATTTTAAGGCTTTGTATGGCGTTCGTTTTGACAATGTTAGGGAGTTATATCTTGGGAATACTGCGTCTAGGTATTTTGTGGATTTGAATATGAGGTCTGGAACGGTTCACGACTTACACATTTCGGAGTTTGCAATGATTAGCGACATAGAGGATTTATTCGCATCTTCGTTGGAAACCGTGCCAAAGTATGGGTCTATTACACTTGAAACAACTGCTAATGGATTAAACAAGGCTCACGATGTATGGCAAGATGCAGTTGAGGGAAGAAATGAGTTTACTCCACACTTTTACAATTGGACTTGGGACGAGGATTATTGGGAAACACCACCCCAGAACGACAGTTGGAGAGAGGATTACAAAGTCCTTGCTAAAAAATACAACCTAATAAGTGATATACAGGAGAAATATGGGTTGAGTGATGAGCAATTTTATTGGTATTACTTAAAGGCTAGGAGGTTAAAGGAACTCGTTAAACAGGAGTATCCTACTATCGCAGAGGAGGCTTTCTTATCTTCTTCAATATCGGTCTTTGACCTTTACAAGGTGGCACAATTAAAGGCTCTTGAGCCAATAAGGACATTTAGGGGTGTTAATATTTACAGAGAGCCAAAGGCTGGAAATAAGTATGTAATTGGCTGTGATACTGCAGAAGGGGTAGGTAATGATAGGACTGGTATTGAGGTTTTTGATTTAACTGATATGAAGAACATAGAGGAGGTGGCTAGTTTTCGGGACGTTACAATTAGACCAGACCAGATAGCAGACTTGTTAATAGAATTGGGAAATATGTATAACGAGGCTTTTATTATTCCAGAGAGAAATGGGTCAGGGCTTACAACGGTTTTGAAATTACAGGAGAAGGGCTACAGGAAACTTTTTGTTAATAGGAACATTGACAAAAAAACGCAGAAGCAGAAAAACGAGTATGGGTGGAGAACAACTGGGAGTAATAGAGATTTGATGATAGATGATTTTATTGAGGTTTTTGAAAATGGTAATTTGATAATCAATTCTAACAACATAATGCAAGAGATGAAAACTTTTGTTAGGAAAAATAACGGAAGGCGAGAACACGACGAGGGTTATCACGATGATAGTTTGTTTGCTAGTTTCTTGGCTATACAGGGTATTAAATACTTCAGGGATTATAGTTATCAGTCCTTTGACAGGGGGTTAATAGGGTTATAGACTTGTCGTGCGGAAGTGTGCTAATATAGTTATATAAGTTTATTGTAATTGAAAATGTTTACTATAAGCAAAGACGCAGAACTAACTGCAGATATTATTAGCGAAGCGATTAAGTATAATGAAAAGATGAGGGCTCGTTATCAGAAGCTTGAGAATTATTATTTAGGTAAACACGAGATTTTGAATAGGACAAAGCCACTTGGAAGCAAAAACTCTAAAGTTGTTACTAATTACGCAAAATACATCACGACTATAAACACAGGGTATTTATTAGGTAATCCTGTAACATACAAGGCGAGGGACGAGAAAATAGATATTTCTCCTATTTTGGAGGAGTATCAGAAACAGACAATATCAGATTTAGACGCTGAGATTGCTAAGGATTTATCTATTTTCGGTATTCAATATGAGCTTATTTACAATGACGGCAACAATGTAGTAAGTAAGGATATTGATGTGAGGAATGCCATTTGTGTTTATGACAATACGGTTCAGCACAAGAAAATGTTCGGTATTATTTACGAGTTTGGTAAAGATATTGCAGGGAAAACTTTTAGCGACATAACGGTATATTCTAATAAATATAAATATGTTAATTGCGTAGATAGCAAGGGAGAACCGAGAGTTGGTGAGAGAAAGCCTCATTACTTTGGTAAAGTGCCTTTAATAGAATACAGAAACAACTCGGATTATGAGGGAGATTTTGAACAGGTTATAAGTTTGATTGATGCATATAATCTTTTGCAATCGGATAGAATAAACGATAAACAGCAATTGGTTGAGGCTATTCTTTTGGGGTATGGAGTTTCTATGACCGACAAACAAAAAACGGATTTAAGGAATAACAGAATGATGTTTGGTTTACCAGTTAAGGGCGAGGCTAATATAGAGTTTCTGGCTAAAAACTTAGATGAAACACAGGTTGACATTTTAAGAAAGAATATTGAAGAAGATATACATAAAATATCTCTTACGCCCAATATGAGCGACGAGAACTTTGTGGGTAATGCAAGTGGAGTTGCAATCGCTTATAAACTACTTCCTTTTGACCAGAACGTTAAGAATAAAGAGAGGTTCTTTGAGAAAGGTTTAATGGAGAGGTTGGAGATATATAAAAATTATCTAGTAAAAAGAAGTAAGGTAAACGAGTTTGACGTTTACAAGGTAGACGCCGTGTTTAATAGAAACTTGCCACAGAACTTATTAGAGTTGAGCCAAATAGTAAACAACTTGAGAGGAATAGTTGATGACGAAACACTTGTTTCTCAACTACCTTTTGTGAGTAATCCTAAAGAAAGCATTGAACAAGCTAAAAAAGAAGGACTAAATAGGTTTATTGAAACGGTAAACAACTTTGGTCAAGGTAAGCCTAATGTGCCAGAGGAAGAATAGTTTATTCTTAAGTAAATGAGTGATTACTGGTTACAAAGAACAAAATCCAGACTTGATTATGCCGAGAGAATTGGTTACTCTGCTATGGAGAAAATATTGCCTATATACGAACAGGCGTTGAGGAATATCAATAAAGAAATAAACAGGTTATATGTCAATTACGCAGATAAGACTGGTTTAGATGTAATGGAACTTACAAAAATACTTAGTGGTGCAGACAGGGAAAACTTCCTAACATCTATACAGGCAAAAATGAGGAAACTAGGGTTCAATGTCGCAGATGTTTATGACCCAGCGTATATAGGGAGGCTTACTAGATTAGAGGCGATGAAGCAACAGATATATTGGGAGATACAGGCAATCGCACCGAGAGAACTTGAAATATCCGAGAAGGCGTATTCTAAAATTATAGAAGAAAGTTATTCTGCAAGTAGGAGAGATATAAGGGAATATCTAGGTAGGGATTACAGAGGGTTTGCTCATATTGATGATATGACTAAATACCAGATATTAAGGGAGAATTGGCAAGGAGGAAATTACTCAACTAGAATATGGGCTAATAACGCCATTCTTAATAGTCGTATACAGGAAGTTTTACCAAAAGTGGTTGGTGGTGGTTTAATGAGTGGAATATCACAGGAGAAAATGCAGAGGCAAATTAGGGAATATTTTGATGTTGGGAGATACTATGCAATGAGGTTGGTAAGAACAGAAACAAACTACTTCACTAATCAGGCAGAGTTACAAAGTTATGTTGATGAGGGTATAGAGTATTATCGCTATAAGGCGATTTTAGATAAAAGAACTTCACATATTTGTGGGGACATACTAAATAATCAAATCTTTAAGGTTAGTGAGGCACAGGTAG